TTACCCGAGGGGGGCGGGAGGGGGCTCCGCAATCGCTGCGGGCGACACATCACCCGAGTTCGGCTTTTTGAGCTTGATGTACTGCACGTTGAGCGTGATCACTTCATCGTAATGAAGCACGAAGTAGTGGCCGACGATGGGATAAAACCGCTCAGGATTCTGCGGCGATGCTCTACTCGCTCTCCGGCGCCCAAAACCGGTTCGGCGGGTCTTGACGGCTGGCTGTTGCGGGCCTTCGTCAGCAGATCCACGCACCCACCCTTGCTCACCCGGAAGAAAGACGGCGTCTGCCGACATCGGCCGCCTGGATGCTTGGCTGATGACGAGCCGATCCAATTGACCGTGCTCGTCTACGAAGTAATGCTCCAAGAACCCTTGGTAGAGGTAGCTTTCCTTCCCTATCTCCACGAGTGCCGCGATCTGAATCAGATCGGGACGATCCCCCTTGGAGAACTCCGCCACTGACAATAGGTAATACCAGGGAGCACGGCGAAAGCGGAAAAGCCCACTGAACGGCCGATCAGAACGATCCAGGCCGAATTTGGTCACAACGATCTTGTAGAGGGGGGGGATGATGAACGCCAGGGCGTATAGTGCGCCAAAGTACTGAGCGATCCACTTCCAGTCGCGAAGAATGACAAGTTGGTCGGCTTCATCCGTTCCCTTTGACATCATCCGGATCAGGATATCAAACCGCACGCTGCGTTCTAGGACGCCATAGGTGACACCGAGGACCACAGCGTGAAGAAGTCCTGCAAACACTACTGAGCGAATGACCACATCGCCGAACGGCGAATAGTCGATCTTCGTGCCTTCCCGCATTTCCAGACCGGATCGGAAGGCAAATCCCGGCAGTACTAAAAGTAAGATAACTACTGCCGGGAGTGCAAAATTCATTGTGTCAGCGGGCGTCTACACTGAATTAAGCCGCCACAGGCACCACTTCGACGCTCACTCGCTCCCGCTTGCCCTTGTCCAGCATCATGAAGCTCGATTTCGGTCGCTCGTTTCCAGATTGGGCGCTCACGGCAGCCTCGACCGCTAGTCGCAATGCGCGCGCGGTACTCGGGTTCTGCAAGAGTTGCTTGGCGAGGTCGCTTTGGTGGGCTTTCATGGTCGATCTCCGTGGGACGATGCCCCCCAGGCACGTCGCTTCGAGGTCAGGGGGGATCCAATGCCTCATCGGCGTCCGCTTGAGCGGCGGAACTCCTAAATTTACGTTGCTGTAAGTTCTGGAGTCGAAGCAACTATAGCAATTTTCCCACTTTTTATCACTTGAGTTGTTCGGCCACTGGTTAACTCGAAGCACCGGCAATTTACGTTAACGTAAGTTCGACAACTTCTTCGTCATGGAGTTCACGAAGTTACCGAAGCTCTCAAGCTTACGAAAAAACGCTCCAGAGTCGCGAGGCGGCTTGATGTGGTAGCGCGCCACTTGAGTCGGCGGCCTTTTTTGCCTGTGCTAACTTAGAGCGCGACCGCACAGACGAGCGGGCAGAGCCGTGGCACTGAACCTATACTGGTGCCCTCAATGGAGGGGGCCATGTGCAGCCACTACCAGACGCTGAAAGACGCCGAGCTGCTGCTCAAGAAGTTCGGCGTGACTAGGCCGGGCGTCCTCGGCAAGTACGACATGTGGCCGCGGTATCAAGGCATCTTCGTCCGCCGCCCGCCTGAACATGATGCCTGCGACGAGGCTGTGCCGAGCCTGGAGGCCGTCACGGGCCGCTGGGGATTGATATCCGGGTCCACCCGCCCAGACGCGCTGGCCGGCGCAGAGAAGCTCTCCACCTTCAACGCCCGCGACGACCGCGTTGCCAACGCCTTCACCTTCCGAAACGCCTGGCGCCGGGCGCAGCACTGCATCATTCCTGCAGATGCCATCTTCGAACCGGACTGGCGGTCGGGTAAGTCCGTCGCCACCCGCTTCACCCGAGCCGACGGCGGGCCGCTAGGCATAGCCGGGTTGTGGGATCGCTACCGCGACGCGACCGGCCAGTGGCACGAGAGCTACACGATGCTCACCATCAACGCCGATCAGGATCCGCTCTTCCGCGACTACCACCAACCCAACAAAGAAAAACGCATGGTGGTGATCCTTCCCGAGGGCGCATATGGCGACTGGCTGACCGCCAGCGCCGACCAGAGCCGCGACTTCCTCGTACCCTTCCCCTCCAACAAGCTCGTCGCCACACCTATGACCTGACCCCGATTCTGCTGCCATATACTGTATATCCATACAGCCTTATCGCAGCAATATCATGCTTTGCTCCGTCATCCGCACCCACTACCTCGGCCAAAAGCGCCGGGACAACGACCCTGCGCCAGCGGTGACAGGCACCGTGCGGATGTACTCCATCACGCGCCAGGACATGCGCCGTCAGGTGCGCATCATGACGATGGACGGCCTGGCAAAGTTCGGCGCGACGGCTAAGGGTCCGATACCTGACCTGCTCGAACCTGAGCTGCTCACCTTCTGTTCTGACCGGGGCATGATGGTCTGCGGCTTTGAAGAGATCGACGGGCGTCGCTACTACCAGGGGTGGTGGATGCAGTGGATTCGGCCAAGCTAGATGTTCAGCCCACGGACAATAGTCGATTTGCTATCGTGAGTCTTGGCTACGAGTCTTATTCTCAGCGATCGCGCCGCCCGTGCCGGCGGATTGCGGCGCGATTCGCCCAGGCCACTGCCTGGGTATTTTTTGTTGAGGCAGGACTGCACTTCGATGCTGCTGCCAAAGGATGCAGTGGTTCACGGCTCGAGATAGCAATACAATCTCACAACTCAACCCTCCTAGCCATCATGACCGAATCAATCGAACAACTCGAAGAGCGCAAACGCAGGTTGGAACTCGAGACCGCGATCGCACGGATGGAGCGCAAGGAAAAGGCCGTGGCGATGGCATCCACGTTTGCGGCCATTGCACCTGCCGTCCTCGCGAGGTTGCTCTACATTGCAGCGGTACTGCTTGCGTTTTGCGGCCTTATTTCTGGTTTTTATTGGGTAAAGTCTCTATCAAGTTCTTACCCGAAGAGCGATCTGCTCGCGCAAGCCATCGTATTTTGCGCCCCACTCGCAATAGTTCATATCCGGCGCATTCTTAAATCTAGGACGTAACAGCCGAGCTGCCTCAAATGGCCGTGCCATTGGTTCTATCGCGCCCAAGCATTCACTAATGCTTGATGCCGCTCCGCGCACTCTGCATACTGAAACGCCAACGCCGCGTGTACCCGCGCCAGCTCATCCCAGGAAGGCGAATCAACGCGCGGAACTGGTGGGCAAGGTTCGCGCAGGTTAGCGGGCAGAATGGGACGCCCGTCTCCCCACCCCGCGGCCTCGCCCTTCGCCAATGCTGAGACTTGACCGGGGCCCATCGGCACTGGGGAAAACTCGGACAACACTGCGGTTGCCCACGCGCGGGTCTCGTTGCTCGACCGCTCCGATGTGAGCGCGGATATGGCGAGTTGCACATAATCGCGACGAACTTCCTTTTCCTTCTCCGCCGACTGAAATTGCCAGCCGAAGAAGGCCAATAGAATCGGCACACCGACCAGCGAAACGATCTGCGCGACGTCTTTCGCCCTCTCTAGCCTGTCCCTTGCCATCTTGAGGTCTCCATCGAATGGGTGAATTTTAGTCGGTCGCCCGGATAGCATTCACGTAGCCGTGCAGCCCATTCACTTGATCGGCCCATACTGCAGCATCCTTTCCCACCTCGCCAAGTCGTCGTCCAAGGCTTTGAGCTCGGCCGAGACACTCTCCAAAAAGGCCGATCCAGTCGGGGCCGGCACCATCAGGTCCGCCGCCGGCGTTGGGTGCCTCGGCGCGGCTGTCGGCAAGCTGCTTGCGCAACCCGTCAACACGAGTAAAAGCGGCATCCCGATCCCGCTCAGCTTTGGCCAACTTCGATTCGGTTTGTTGTCGCGCCAGGACGGCGCCGCGGTATTTGGCATCAGCACGATCTCTTTCCTCCTGCCAGGCTCGCTCAATGACCGCCTGACGTTTCTCGATTTCCTCCTGCTTGGCATTCGCGCCGGCCTCATACTGGCTTGCACCGTACCAGCGCACACCTTGGATGGCCGCGGCCAGCAGGGCGGCGCCGATGAGGTAGGGCAACGCAGCGCGCAGGAGCGGGTTCATGCGCGACCCATCCAATCGCGCGGGATCTGGAAATGCGGGCCGTCTCTGAACGACTTCCAATCGCCGCCCCACTCCACCGGGACGCCAAGCTCTATGGCGCACGTCTTGACCACCGCGGCAAGATCGGCAAACGCCTGCCAGTTGTTCCAGGGAATCGCACCGCCGACCAACGGCGCTAGGTCAACGGCGTGGCCCAGGCCATCGGCCTGCGGCAGGTGGTAGCTGGCCATCGTCTTGCTGCTGCCACGCGCCACATACTCGCGCTGCTGCGCGACCGTGCGCAAGCCTTCCACCACCGTGAAGTCCATGGCCGTTCGCTTAATCGCCAACTTCACGACCGCAATCAGATCGGGATGGACGCCGGCAAGCCGCGTCAGGCTGCGCTGCGACAGTTGAAAATTGCTCATTGCTTCGGGCTCCGAATGTATTTGGCCGTCACGGCGGCCACGTAGAAAGCGGCAGACGCCGCGAGCGCCGCGTCTCCCGCGCTAGCCCAGCCCGCCACGAAAATTCGGCAGGCCGCCCCGGTCGCCGTCAGGCAAACAGCCGACAGGCCAATCCGCTCCAGCGTTGTGTCCTTGATGGCTCGGGCGAACACGGCCAGGCCGGCACCCCAGGCAACCACCAGCCAGCAGACGAACGCGAGAACGGCCCACAGCGTCAGATAGATGGTGCTGTCCATGTCATGCCCCCTTGCCGCGCACGCGGTCGATGACTGCCTGCCAAAGCGCGGCGATAGGCGCGACCTGCACCGCTTCCCAAGCGCGCGAGACGATGGCCATGCCGAACATGCCCATCAGGAAACCCGCCAGACCTTCGGGAATTCCCAGCGCGAGGGACAAGTACGGCGACGCGTAATAGGCCACCAGCGAGCCGCTGACGGCCATGCTGATGCGCGCCGGCCAACTGCCCTGCAGGTAGCGCATGGACACAGCTGCGCCCAGGACGCCGGCGAACTTTGCCGCGAAGGCGTCGAAGTCTTGGATGTTCAATCGCGTCTCCTTGAGACGAAAAAAAGCCCGCAGGCTGCGGGCAACTTGTGGAGATGACGGGTCGACCTATTGCCAGCCCGTCACGTCGATAACGGCAACGTCGTTTTCCTCGGCATCACTCACAAAACGGGTGTTGCGAAGCGGGGCCCAGCCAAAAAGCGAAGCCAGCTGATCCTGGATTTTTGAATAGACGCCGGTGCTGCGCGCGGCGTAGTTCTCGCCCCACCAGATCGAACTCCAGCCACCGCCGGCGGCGGGGTAGCATTGGAAGCCACGCCGCTGGAACGACGGAGAGTAGGCCCACTTGCGCGCTGGAAGTCCGCCCACCTCGATCCCGTCTATGTAGCCGCTGCCGGTCCCGTCCGAATTCCAGTAGCGGGGAATCCGCAGGTTGCCGTAAACGTTCATCGGCCTGGCCGTACTCATAAAGATGTGCCGGCCGTCCTGCGCCCATATATCCATCGGGCCGCCCGTCACCCATGGCCAATCGAAAATGTAGTATTCGACGGCCACGCCGGTGAAAGTGACGGTATATGTCCCGTTCCCGTTGTTAACCAGACTGCGCATGGTGGCAAAGCCGCCGCCGGTCGGCACGAAGAAAACCACGGGACGGACAGCACTGAACGTAAATACTCCGCTGATCGTGCCCATGTACCGCAGGAACATGTTGACGTTGCGACTATCGCAAAGCAGGTTTCCGGCAGGATCCCACAGCTCAAACGCTGCATCTGCCATTACTTGACCCCCCATAAAACAAGCATGTTTGCCCGAACCTGATTCGGCACATCGGTGTACGACCAGGTGAGCGTAGATCCATTGCGGCGAATGGTCGGAGCGTTGGCTCCGCCGCCGGCGACGGTAGCCAAAAACCAGGAGTTTGAGGTGTCAGCGAGCTGCGGGATCACAACGGTGCCATTGGCCGAGTTGGTGTAAAACTCGCCCAGCTGGCGCGCTATCCGCATCCCGGGGCTGAATAGCAGGACGCCCTGGGGCGACCACAATTCAAGAGGCATCACCGCCATGTCAGCCCCCGAATCGTGCGCCGAGTACGCCGTTTGGATAGTAGTAACGCATTCCCCGGTTAGTGATTTCCGTGCGCGACCCATCCGCCTCGGTGCCGTTGAACGACATGAGCCCGGAACGCATGTTCAGGTTGAACACCGGCAAACCGTTTGGATTGAGCGCGTCTGAGGTGAGGTTGTCCTTTAGGTTGGCAGAGCCGATGGTGGCGCGACCTATGATGGCCTCGTTCATAAACACCTGCCCACCCTGCACCACAAACGGCGCTTTGACGGATCCGGTGGACTCGTCCAGGACGGCCACGCGGGCAGCGGCCAGGAGGATCTGCGACGTAATGACGCCTTGATTGTTCTCGACTCCCACGCCGATCCCCGCCCAGTACGGAACGCCGCCAACCGTCAGCTGGGTTTTGATCGTGTACATGGCAGCCAGGGCGTTCACGATTGCGTCAATCTGCACCTGGGCGTCTCCGCCGTCGTTGATCTTGTCCAGCAGCGCCTTCGCAAGCTGCGTTTCAGTGATCTGGTTGGTGAGATACGCCAGGATCTCGTCAGCGCTATTGCTGGACGTGCCGATCACGCCAGGATTCCCAATCGGGAAAAAGTCCCCTGGGATGCCCGTGCGATCCACTAGCCTGGCCCAAAAATACAGGCGCTTGCCAGCGGACAACCCCATCATGTCGTGGGTGTTCTGCGGGAATGCAAACTCCCCAAGCTTGATGGCACCTTCCCGCGACTGCGATTCCGAATACCAAAGTTCCGTCCGCTCGATGATGTAGTTGCCGGCAGGGAAGCCCCAATTCAGTCGGATCCCAAACACCATACCCTGCGCGGTCAAGTGCGTGACTTGCGGCGGCGGCAGGACGCTGCCTTGCAACTCGGTGGACGCGGACACGCCCCACGCCGACGGGATGTTCGCGGCGTTAATAGCGCGCACCCTTGCAAGGTAGCGGCCGGTGCTAATGCCCCGAATTTCGACGGACGCCGAGCCCGTCCGGCCCGCTTCAATCCAGTCCGAGTTGTTGCGCCGCCACTGGACTTGATATTCCACAGCGTCCTGCACTTTGTCCCAGGTAATGAGCGCGTTGTGAGTGGCTATCGTCTGGTCCAGTGTCGAATACGACGACAATGCCACGTTCTCAGGCGCGGACATCACCATGGGCGGGATAACCGTAATCGGTGGGTTTTCCAGGCGCGTGCCATAGTCCACGGCGTTGTACTTGCCCGGGACGTGCTGCACAGCGCTGATGATGGCGGTCATCACATCCTCGCGCACCACGCTGATTACGCGGAATAGCTGCGTCGACAACTCTTCAGATTCCAGCGTCCAGACGGCTTCGGCCTCTGGAATATCAGTAAATGGCTGGGTGACGGTGATCTCCAGGGTTCCCCCCTGGATGCCGATCATGTCCGCCGTGATCTCGGTGCTGTCGGCCGTCCAGATCGTCTGGTCGGCGGTGATCATGGTTCCCACGGCACCCTGCACAATGCGTGTTTGCGTCAGGCCGTTGGGCATGTTCAGGATCAAGCGGTCGCCAGCTCGCACCCCAATAGCCAAGTCCACTGTGACGGTTGTGGCAGTGGCCGAACGAATTCGGCCGCCAATACGGCGGCCGGTGCGATTCTTGTCGGCAATCCGGATCACAGAGCCCGGTTTCACCACCGCCTGTTCAAGCCCCACTCCGAAGGTGACCCCTTGCGTCTCCCGCTGAGAGGTGAGCAGCGCCCATTTTGCAACGCGCACGGCCTGCCCGCGCGACGTGCAGCCGAAGGCGGTCAGCTGGTGCATCCGCACGCCGTAGCGGGCAATCGCTTCCCGATCCTCGACCGCCTCCATCTTCGCGACACCCTGGTTCGTGTTGTCGTTCCAGGAAACCTGAACCACGGTAAAGCGAGTGCGCCGCGGGCTGCCGGTGTAGCCGAACTTTCCATCCAACACGTTCGCATTGGTGAAGTTGTAAACCGGCTCGGCCGGCATATCGGCCGACGCCGCAACGGCCCCATTCATCTCGTAGACGATGCCACGAAAGACGCCGGCAAGATCGGACATGACGCGATATGCGTCCGCTGCCTGTTGAATGTAGACGTTGCACGTAAAGCGCGGCTCCATACCCCCAAAGCCGTCCGGGATCATTTCGTCGCAGTACTGTGCGATGGGATAAAGCTGCCACTTCGCCATCGCCAGCCGCGCCGGCTCCAAGAATGCGCCGGCGCCATATCGCTGGTTCGTCACCATGTCGTACCAGATCCAAGCGGGATTGTTGGTCCACGCCTGCTTAAACGTCCCATCCCACACGCCGGTATAGGTCCGCGTTTCGGGATCGTAATTGCTAGGCACTGCGATGATGCGGCCACGGAAACGGTACGCGCGGGTGGGGATGGCAGAAAACTGGCTGGCGTCTACCTGGATTCCCACCACGGCGGACATCGGCATGCGAAGCTTGGCATCCAGCACGTTGGTGATGGACTGGATCCAAGTGGCGTTGGTCAGGGTGTCGGTGGCGGAATTTATGGACAAACGGCGCACACGAACAACCCACCCCGTCTGCGCGCCTTGCGGAAGGTCGATGCGGTGGGTTCGCGCGTAAGTCTGCGTGGTCTTCCCGTCGAACGCTGATACCAGAACCTCCTGGAACGCCCCTCCGTCGGTCTGCAGATCAATGGCGTATTCCACGCGAGTGCCGTCGCGGTCTCCATTGCCGGTGTCGACCTGGATGAGCCCCCGAACCTCTAGCGTTATGCGAACCGCCGACAACGTGCGATCAGTGATCGTCTGGACCCAAGGAACGCCGTATTTCAGCTCGACGCCCAGGCCAGTGGTGCTTTCTGCCGCCGGGAACCCCTGGATATAGTCTTGTGACTGCGTGCCGTTGCGGAAATCCACTCGGACGCCCTGAAAGTTGAGCGACCCGTCATCGTTCTCGATGGGCGTTCCGTCCAGGTAGATGCTGCGCAAGATGGAATTCAGCCCGGCCACGGGGCCGACGACAGGCCCTTCGCTATACAGATCCAGCACCTTGGCATACGAAATGCTGTGCAGGCTATCAGGAGCCTCCACGGGCGAACGAGCACCGCCTCCGTCCTTGCCACCCTTGCGACCCACAATCGTGATCCCGCCTTGACGCGCGATGTTCCGCATGGGCCCATCAAAAGAAAACCCGCCGGCTTCGGCGGGTGAAAGTAGACGTTGCATCGTTACCTCTATGCTTGATCTTCGGCATAAATGCCGGCCGACACCACGGCGCTCCCGGCCCAGCCCTCACCGTAATGAACCGGAGCGCAATTGCCCTGCGCTGTCGTGTTAACGGCCCCGTTGAAGTTGTAAGACGCGCCGTTAGCCGGGCTGTCCTTCGTGGAGAGCCCGGTTTGCGTCGGGCTCGCCAACTGAATGACGCCGCCCAGCGCGACGACGGCGCCCATTTTCATAAGCGAAGTTCCGAACGCCGCCATAGAGCCCGCACTGAAGTAGTTAATCGCAGCGCCGACAGCCACCATGGCCGCGCCGAGGATCGTTTGAAATACGCCCCCCCGCTTGGCCCCCTGGATAACCGGCGCAAACCGGATCTCTTCCTCGTCCGAAGCGGCATGCTCAAGCCTGTCTTCTCCGATGTTGCTGCGGCCTATGAAAACCGCGTAGCGCACGCCGCGATCCCCAGAGGTGATCATTTCTCTTTCAAATCCGGGCAGGATGGCGCACAGCGCTTGGATGGCCTCTGCGGCACTTCGCACGGCTAGCCGGTGGACGCGACCAAACCGCGTTCCCAGCAGCCCATACAGCCGGATGGTGCGTAACTGGTTATCCATTGGCCAATTCCTTATGTCGCAGCACGACGCGCGTGATCTCTTGCCAGTACCCGCCATACACCTCGCGGGTAGACAGTCGGCCGTACAGGTGATGGAGCATGGTGCCTTGCATGGGGAATAGGTCCGGTCGCTCGGTCAGCGTGCCATCCCCCAGGTAGACCGCGCCATGGTTGGTGCGCTTAGCCAGATGGTTCATGAGGATCACATCCCCGCGCTGGATCGTCTCGCCAGCGGCCAGCGACCGGAAGCCAGCAGCGGCGAAGTTGTCTAGGTAGACCTCTTGCTCGCCTTCCCACCAGCCATCCGCACGGGCAAAGTCGGGAAGGTGAATCCCCATCTCCCTCGCGTGGAAATCCCGGATCACGCTGTAGCAGTCGAGGACACCGTGATGGAACGTGCGCCCCAGCAGCGGCGCTTGATACCCCGAGGGGGAAAACGCCTCGATGGCGAGAGCTTGAGGCGCCTCCTGACCAATGTCCTTGCGCACCTCCACGATGTACCAAGGCAGCGCCCCTACCCTCTCGGCCATGGCCTCGCAGGCCACCAGATCCGCCTCCGATGGCGAGGCCGGATTATCCGGGTGCGAATGGACGAATGCGACCACCGCCCCCATATCCTCGGCCGCCGCCCAATCATCGGGGCGCGTTACGAAGCCAGCCTCCGGCGCATCGGCCACATTCTGGCCGCGCACATAGATTTCGCGGCCCTCCGAATCGGACACTACGAAACCCACGCATTCGGTGGGATACACCTCCTCGGCGTGCCGGCGCATGGCTGCAAGTGTTGCTTTCTTCATGCTATCGAACCCGATCGGCGGCAGGGAACCCACCAAAGTTGATGACAGCCGCCACCGGCTCCACGCCCTGCTCGGCACCGAACCGGAGCTGGCAGGAGCGCACCAGACCAGCGCAGTTGTCCTGGTCCGGGCTAGACACGGGCCGGTCCTGGCCGTCGAAATACGCGGACCCCGTGTACTGGCAGTAAGGCCCGCGATAACCACCTATCCATTTCCAAGGGCAGATGGTCGCCACGATCTGGCGGCCCGGTAGTTGGCGCCCATCGAACGCCAGTCCCGTCGCAAGCTCGAACTCAACAACCTCCGGCGTTTCGTTCAGCTTCTGTTCGACCAGCCACACCTCAAGCGGCAATTCCTGGTTGGGGTCATAGTTGGGGTTGCCGTCCGGGAAGTTCGCTGGGTCGAGATACTTGGCCAGCGTTTCGCGGACGGTCAACACACAGCCCACCAGATCATCCATGGCGATGCACAGCGAGGAGATCACGCCGGCAACGGGATCGCCGTTCTTGTCTTCGCCGATGTTGCCTACCGCGAGGGTCGGCGACGGTTGGGACGCTTCGCCCGTGCGTTGGAAATCGCGGGCTTCCAACGCCCAGGGCGTGTACTCCTGGCCCTTCCAGAAGATGGGGCCGCTTTGGTTGTAGTTGTGAAAGCGGAGGATGGGCCCGCCCTGGTTGCTGGTGTCCAGCTCAAACAGGCGCACCGCATCGCCCGGCTCCAGTTTCTGGATGTCGGTAGTTATGCTCATGATGGGTTGTCTCTAGTTGACCGGATCCTGGGCAGGCGCAGAGGCCAGGCCGGAGGATTTCAGCTCGTCAAGCTCCGTGCGCATCTGGTCGATTATTTGCTGCTGCCGCTGGGCAGTCAGAATCAGGTCCGGGACCAGCTTGGAGAAGTCCACGCTTTGCGGCAGGATCATGCCCTCAAACCCCGCCATTTCCATAACCGCGTCCTTCTCGCCGTTCACAGCGCGCGGGTGGGTTTCGGCAAGCTCGTGGGCAAGTACTCCGGTATCGTCCTGATCGTTGGCTTTCCAGGTGAAATCTCGGACCCTCACGCCCATGATGCGAACACGCCCGGCCTCCTTGTCGGAATCCCCTTTCAGCCGCTTGAGCCGATAATCGGAGGACACGTTATAGGAGGTTCCGGTGGCTGACGTTGTAATGGATCCGACCAGGCCGCCGGCGACGTTCTGAAACGCCACGGCCGCGCCATCGTTCTGATTTTTTGGAGCCATCAGGATGCCCCACAGCGTGGTCCCTCCGGCGTATGTGCAGGTGATGGCGGTATTAGCGGCGCGCACAGCAGGCGGCGCGCCCAGCTGCCACTCGCCCAAACGGGAGACGCTGCCGCATTCTTGATCCGCGCTCTGGAAAACCAGCCGCGAAAGTAGCGACCCGGTGCCGTGGCGGCTGAACAAGATACGCGCAACGTTGTTGGTTGTGTCGTTCGCCAGCGTGACAAAACTAGCATTTATCGTCTCGTTTTCACGCGCCAGAAAGCCAGAGGTTCCGCCAGGCGCGGCGGGGACCGCTTGCACATATGTGGACGTTGCGCCTCCCGCTGCACTGGCCTTGAACCTCACGCTAGTGGTGCTGTGCATGCCAGGAAACTCCCCGGTAATGACCGCGCCCGAGCCGGTTCCAGACAGGTTCAGCGTGGTGCCGTTCCAGAGGCTTTGCGTGACCGCTGGCAGCTGTCCGGCCGGCAGACGAACGTTTGCATCCAGCTGCGGGATGCCATTGGCCACGCCGATGAGCGCGGTCGAAACGGATTCGCCCCAGCCGGACCAGGCTCCGCTGGTCATGGCGCGGAAAAAGCGCCGGTTGTTGTCGGTCCCCGGGAATGTGACGGTGTAACGCTGCACAGCAACAACGCCATTTGCACTGCCGATCACCTCAAGAATCCCAGGTAGGACTATCGGGTAATGCGCGCCAGCCTGCGCTCCTGCGGTCGTGGTCTGCCGATAGACCCCAGGCGAAACGTAATTATCCAGATCGTGGAGCGTTGTGGGCAGCGCAAGCGGCACAGGCAGATGCCCCAGGAGAAGACGGCCGTCAACGCCCAGGCTGGCGAGACCAAAAGGTGCGCCGATGGCGTTAGCGATGGAATCAACATTCTGGTTCAGCTTGATGAATGCGTTTCGCAAAGCATCGCCGGTTCCATCGTTAGGGCTGAACCCCACATTTACTTTTACGAGCGGGTCCATGGCTCCCCTATGGTTTGAAAATTTGGTTGAAGGTGGCGGAAACCGTGTAAACGTCCCCTCCAACAGGATTGAGGCTGTACGTCGGCGCCTCGTAGTAGCCCTCCACCCCCATTGGAGGCGTCCAGAGGAATGACGCAATGCCTGCGTGTCTGTCCAAGAAAGACATGACCGCCTGCATTTCCTGCTTGCTGCCCGAGAAAGTGAGCGGCCAGGACTGCACTTTGTTGTTGATGCCGTCGCCGGCCACCTGGCGATACCCGTCTCCGAACTGCGCTATCAGGCGCCGGAATGTGACGGTGCCCGTAGGCTGGCCAGAGGCCTTCCACAAAAATCGTTCAGCCATCAGGCCCTCCCATTCCGCGCATTCCAGGCGGTTCCGCCCTGGCGATAGGAACGGTCGACAACGCGTTGCGCCACCGCCTCCATCTGCCTCAGCATCTCCCGCCCCATTTCGTCGTCTTGACCCGTCTGTCGGGTTTCGCGGCCCGAGTCGTTGAAAATCACCTGGTTGGTGATCTGGTAACTGGCCCCACTCCCCACGGCTCCGCCCGTCACGCTGTTCTTCAGTGGAGTGACATAGCCGCCATTCTCTCCGCTCATCAGATAGGTTTGGCCCCCTTCCGTGTACAACTCGGGACCCAACTCCCTGACGCGGTAGAGCGAATTTGCTGCCGTGGGACCGCCAGAGGCACGACCACCCGACAGGTTCCAGCCCGTCATGCCGTCTGTGTTGCCTAAGGCCGCCATCCCAGTGCCCTGGTAGCTTGCACCGGCAGATATGCCACTGGTCGCGGCACCAGCAAGCAATCCGGCAAAGTTGCCTATCATCCCGACCATCGCCTGGCGCGCCGCAATCCTGGTCAAGTCAGCAACTACGGAAGTGGCGAAGTCCTTGAACGACAGCTTCCCGGTCGTCACGAAACGGACGATTGCGTCCTCCATGCCTTGGAATGCGTTGGAAAACAGCGACTTCGTCTGCGCGGCGACGTTGGCCGCCAGATCCTGGTAGTTCTCGAGTGCAGAAGTGGCGCCGTTCTTCCAGTTGCCCTGCGCCTCACGCACCTGGTCGAAATACTGTTGCTGCATCGAAAGGCGCAGGTCCAGGTGTTCCTTGAGAATTACGGTCTGGCTCCGGTAGGCCTCCGGCAACATCTGCCCAGACGCCATCGAGCGGTCGAACTGCGCCTGCTGGCGTTGGTAGTCCCGCAAGATAGTCTGACGGGCGCGGAGTTCCTCCTGCGCGCGGTCGCCCAGTCCCACCCCTGCGACCTGGTCCGCATACTGCTGCTGCTCCAGGTCTCGGGTCGCGGCCAGGCTGGCGCGCAGGGCTTCGACCTTGGCAGTCTCCTGCTTGGTGCGTAGCTCCTTCTCTGCGGCCACATTCAGATCAAGCTGGCGGCGCAGCAGGTCTTGCTGAGCGAGCAGACTCTTTTGATCCGCCGTCAGGACCTTCTTGTCCTTCAGGTCCGCAATCTGCTGCTCGAACTCGGCACGCTTTTGCCCCCAGGTGGCCAGCTTGCCCTCACTGGTGATCTGGGCCTGCAAGGAAGCTTCAGCCTCGCGGTACTGCTGCAGGAGCTTGGTCGCGGCGTCGTCAGTGTAGGCCTTCTTGGAACCTCTATCCTCGAACTGCCGCTCGATGGCTGCGCGTGCCGCCTTGATATCGGACGCGGCCAGCGCCGTGCCATCTTTCTGCGCCTTGGCGATGCGATCGTCTAGGTCTTTCAGTGCTTTAGTGCGCTTCTCCGCCTTGGACGCGCCATCATCAATCAGCTTGGAGATTTCCTGCCGTGCTTGGATCGCATCACGGTTGATCCTGATCTGTTCCGCCTGCGCTTTCGCGGCGTCTTCGGCCTCCTTCTTCTGAGACCTCAGCGAATCAACGAGAGACTGGGCGTTTTGCAGGCCCGCCTTCTCCTTGTCGCTTATCGATGCCCCGTTCTCAGCAGCGATTCGGATGATCTCGGCTCGTTGACGAACCTCGCGTTCGGCGCTCTTGATCTTTTCATCGACCGATTCTTCCCGGCCAATATCCAGCATCTTTCCCCAGGCCCACGATGCAGCCGACCCCAGCTTGTTCCAAGCCGATTCAAGCGATCCTAGGTTTTCCTTTTGCGCGGATGTACGCCCCGTGAGCTCCACCGCCGCCTGCCGGGCAACCAGCTCCACCGCCTCTTGTGCCCGCCCCTGCTCCTGTAAGGCCTGAGCCTGCGCGTATACCGAGCCGGTCAAAATGCCGTATCGCTCGTTGAGCTCAACAACCGCCGCCACGGGATCTTTGCCGAGCTTTGCGAAAATCTCGACGGTTTTCTCGATCTCCGTGCCCGCCGCGCGCTGCATTTCGGCCGCAATCAGTGCCACATCCGCGAGAGCGGAGCCAGACAACTTCCCGGATGCCGCTACGGCGTTCAGGGCTTGAACAGCGCGCGAATGGCTTCCGGTTATCTCGCCCAGGCCATGCGCCATCGCAACGAGGTTGCCGGCCGTCACGCCCGCAGCGTTGCCGCTCAGAATCAACGCTTCGCGGAAATTCTCCGCTTCGGACGATCCTTTTACCCAAGCCACCGCCACCGCTGCCGCGGCGCCGGCGGCCAGAGTGTATGGATTGATGAGGCCCAACAGAGCCCCGCCCAGCGCACGTGCCGCCGGCACGATGCCACCGAACATGTCCTTCAACTGCCCGCCCTGCTGCAGCAGCACGGTCAGCGGCTGTTGGCCACCTTGCAGCGAAACAACGATGTCGGTGATCTGGGCGGGCACCCCTCTCAGCGCGGCAGCCTGTTGCGCAGCGCTGATCCCGTACTGGTTAATCTGCTTGGTCGCACCCACTGCGGCGGTGCCGGTCGCGGCAAGCTTGGTTTTGATCTCATCGAGGATCGAGGTCGGAACGCCCCGCAGCGCCGCGTTATAAAGGATCTGCTCCTTGCGGGTCATCTCGATCGTGTTGGCCTGGTTCACCAGCGCATCAACACGACGGCGCTCCGCCGCGGTCAGCTTCGTATAGTCTGACTGCGCGGCCTGCGACATGTCGCTGGTACCGCGCTTGGCCGAAGCAATCGCGGCGTCGAACTGCGAGGTATCGACAACAATGTCTAGCCGCGCGGTGCCAATGCTTTCCTGTGCCATGTTCAACTCTTATGGAAGATTTCCAGTGCCGCCCGCTCGATGATCCGAAGGTCGTCCATGATTTCCTGCTGCTCCGCCCGGGGAAGCTCTTGACGGTCCAGATCCTGATACAGGACCCCGTAGTCCAGCCCTATCGGCCCTCCTGCCCCTAGGCGCCACTGCGTATAGTTCCGGGTGAAGAGGTTGAATGCCGGCACGAGCTCCTGCCACAGCTCGACCGTGGGCCGTTGGAAATAGCGGGGCTTCAAACCAGCTTTTGCTAAGGTCGCGGCTGATGGCGGCTCCCACAGGAACGCCGCCACAGCCTCAATCAGTTTTTTCTGCGCTCGACCCGAATCGCATCGTTGAAGGCGGTCGCGATGGCAAGGTCGGCGCCGGGCTGGTGCTCGCAAAGCAAGTGGAATGCCTCCTTGCTCACGGGCATGTCCGCGTCCCACTTTTCGATCAGCAGGAGCAGCAGGTCGGCGGTCGAAATTTTGTCGGCCGCCAACTTCTTCATCAACGCGTCATACTCTTTGCCCGTCTTGTGGCGAAAGGTCACGTTCAGTTCTTGCTCACGACCCTGGCCCACAATCGTTACCTTCGCATCGATAGTTGGGTTGGCTTTGATCTGGAACGTCATTACGCGCCCTCGTAGGTGACCGGATCCGCGATGAGCGACAGCGTGAACGTGTTCTGCAGGTTCACGTTCTGGCCGCCGGTCGGATTCTTGTTGAAGGACGGATAGCCGTAGTAATAGGTGATGGCGCCATCCGGATACTTCGTCTCCAACACCACCGGAGTGCGCAAGCGGTCCAGCTTAATGAGCGCCGCATACCACGCCTTATTGAGGTCGTAGTCCAGCGTGTACGTAAGGACAGTGGGGCTTTTGACAGTGGGTTTCTGTCGTTGCTTGCTGCTGGGATCTTCGACGTACTGGAACTGGTGGTACTGCTGTTCGCCTCCAGTGATTTGCACGTCCGTGATCTGGTCCAGGCTGAACCAGTCGGCGACCGCCCGATAGCCGCCCTCCCCGCCGCCGGCGGGGTGCAAACGCAGGTCCGTGGTGTCAGCCCCCTCCAACTTGAAACCGTCGGCAGTTGCGTCCAAGGCGCGAAAGACAGATTCCGTCAGGGCCGACCAGCCGGAGTCAATGACCAGGATGTCGCCGTCCTCGGGCGGCGTCGTCGTGGACGCCACCGGGTCCACGCCGTTTGCAATCGAAGTGATGGCCACAGCCTGCGCAACCGACTTCGATACCCGGAATTGCGAACCGTTGATAAAAATGGAAGACATAGGTTTTCCTCAAATGGAAAAGCCCGGCGCATGGCCGGGCTCAATGTGAAAGCGGGGAAAAGTCAGGTTGGAAGGAACCAGATACCGAAGTCCTGGCGGGTGCCGTACTTCTTGATTGCCTCTTCGTAGAGGCTGGTGGGCGAGCCATACGGCTCAACAGCAGGAAAGTCGCTTTCGCACAAGGCGGTGCCGATCTGGTCAGCAATGTCGCTAGCCTGCGCCCGCGTGGCGGCCCACACGAACACCTGCACGCGCTGATGCCGCTTCTCGCGGCGTTTGCGCTCCACATACCACTGTTCTTGCCCGCCCGCGCCTTGGTAAACGATCAACGGAAACACAGGCTTGTCCGGGGTGACATCTGGATAGGCACGCCCGCCGACCAACGGCCCCAGCACTGCGAGCAATTGCGCTTCAAGTGACATCGCGCACCTCCTGTCCTGCCAAAAGCTCAGGCAACCGTTGTCGGCCCCGCTGAATCATTGCAGCCTGGGCGCGGGCCGCGGCTGCCTCATACGCCGGCCGCAAGAACGGATAGGCGGGCACCCATTTCGGTGACGCAAGCTTGCGGCGCTTGTCCGTCACATAGGTTCCGTCGGCCTTCTTGATCACCGGATAGATCTGCCAGTGCCCGAACTCCACCAGGTGGCCGTGAGGCGCCTTACGCTTGTTCCAGGTGACGGCGTACTGGACTTCTTGATCCGTCGAATACCGTTCCCGGAAGGCAAGGTAAATGGCGGCGCCCAAGACGCCGTTGTGCGTGTTCACCCGCGTCTTGGCCTCATCTCGCAGCACCTCGCCGCCAGCAACGGCCATAGAGCGCGCCAGACTGACCCGAGCGGGCCCCAACAGCCGATCCAAGCCCGCAGACCAGCCGGACGTATCAAACGCCGCCTGTAGCCCCTTAGCCATCGTTGCCCCCTTGCTCGCAGATCACGAAAGCGCTCTTGCGATCCTTAAAATCCCGCGTGATGCCCTTGACCTCGAAGATCTCGCCGTCGTGAAGTACGCGCATTCCCTCATCAATTCCCAACGCCCTGGCGGCCTCGAAGCTCACCAGAAAGCTGTAACGTGCGATGGATTGCGACACATTGCCCAGCAGGCTTGACCGAATCGCCCCAAGGCCCGTCTCGTTCGCAATGCCCGCCCAGAGGGGGCCGACATCGACCCATTCATCAAGAGGCTGGCCGGCCTCATCGACCGCGCCGGACCGGCGCTGCACCAGAATGCGACGATTCCGCGCTCGGGCCGTCATGGGAGCACCCGCGTATACGGAAAGACTAAGCGCGCGAATCCAGGGTTCTCGTGAAGAACCTTTTCGCCCGCTGCCTCCGGGTTGTCGAGCATGTCTCCCACCAGCATGACAATTGCGAGCTTCAGCGGCTCCGGCACCGGCCCTGGCTTGGTGGTGAACAGGATCGGGAATGCCCCCGGCTCACTTGTCGTCTCACCGGGCCAGATCGGTAGAGGGGCGTGCCGGCCACCTACCGGCGTCCACTCATACGACGCCTCCGCCAGTGCAAAGCCTGTCCTGCGCTC